ACGAGTCGATGAGCGCAGCTTACTCAGGCAGGGGTAATGCAGTAGCTAGAGCTGAAAGCTTGAGCCAGGACACCATTGATCTTCTGAGCAGCCGATTGCTGGCAGATGATGGAGATGTGCTTACCCTGGCCAAAGTCCTGGAGGACCCTAAGAACGCCGATGATATTCTTCGTGCCCTGGAAAAAGACCGAGTGTTCACGGCCAGGGACGTCCAGGAGATATTTGACGTCAAAAGAAAGAAGCTGACCCCAGAGGGTCGGACCAAGATTCAAACCACACTGCTAGCTCGCGTCCTGGATCAGAACATGGACGTCCTGGCTGACGCAGCTCCAGGGGTAGAGAACAAGGTGATGGGGATTATCCCAGAGCTGCTGAGGGTAGAAAAGGCTACCAACAATACCTGGCATGGTCACTTCACCCTGGCCCAAAGAATGCCTGAGTTCGTCGAAGCTCACACGGCTTGGAAGGGCTCGGGTGAGACCTGGGAAGACTTCTTCTTCAACCAGGTTCGCATGACACCAGACGCGAAGTTCATTGGTGATGGCAAGGCTTCGATCATGGCCTACGCCCTAGACACCATGGGGCCACGAGCTTTCCGTGATGCCATGAAGAAGTACCTGGATGACGTATCTCCAGGACGAATACTTCGACCAGGCGAAGAGTCGGTTTTCCCCATGACCCCCGTGTCTAACTCTGATACGGCATTCATGCAAGCTTTTGCAGCTGGGCTTGATTCTCCAACGCTCACCAGGCACATGGAATCCAATGAGATCGGTGGATACCTCAAGGGTAACCTGGTCGGCCACAACTCGAACGATGTGGCGTTCGTGCGTCAACTAGCTCTCGAAAGGCAAGACGAAGTTCTCCAGGACCTGGCTGACGCAGGACGAGTCACCGTAGACGACCTGCAATCCACCACTGATGCTGGCGGGGTTCGCTTTTCTAATATGTTCGGTCCTAGTCCCAGGAACAACGTGGAATACACATTCCCCGAAGGAACGGACATTGGGCCAGCTCTGAAAGGTATTCGGGATCGAGTCAAAGGTATCGACCGAGAAGGCTTATCCAAAGAAGACTTGGACACCCTGGAGCTTCTTGAGAAAGGCTTGCGGGTTCTGGGCGATCAGAACAACTTTAAGCCTGGATCAAAGCTGACGCTGGACTCTTCAGATACAGCTCCTGAGATTTTCTCCAGGACAAAAGGTGAAACCCGAATCCAGCAAATCATGGACTCCGGAGCTGATCTGCGAACAATCTCAGACATTCTTGGCTACCAGTTCAAGGTAAATAGCTTCCAGCACGCCCAGGAAACATTCCGGAATCTCCAAGCTAAGGGCTACCGGCTGCTGGAGCTCGACAACAGTTTGGAGATGCCTAGAGCCAACCTGGGTGGACACCGAATGATTCGAGCTTTCATGCGTACTCCAGACGGAAAGATGACCGTCGAGATCCAAGGGAACATCCCTGAGTTCCGAGACATCAATGGTCTGACGCACAAGCCGTACGAATTGTCCAGGCTCCACAAAGACAACTATGAAACTGGTGGAACCAAAATAGGTGGAGTCACCCTGGTCACAAAGGATGAAGCAAAACTCTTGAATGCAAGACTCAAGGAAGTCTTTGACGAAGCGTTTGCCAGGTTTGAGGCAAGGGGTGGAGCTCAGTCGTCGTTGGACATACCGACGTCACCACGAGGGATGCCAAGGGCGTCAACCTTGCCAGGAGACAAAGCACCGAGCTCGATTGACTCAACAGTCCGACCGTCAACAGACTTGCGTGACCAGGTGCGTTCGGACGGGTCCCAGCCCTCAACGAACATAGTTTCGCCTGGGCCGTCGATAAGTCTGAGCACACCGAGTCCGGTGACGTCAGCAGCAGCGAGAATGCGTGGTTCCATTGGTGGACCTCCTAATAGGAATATACCAACTGCGGAGCGGTTTGCCAACACCAAGGTCGGCGACCTGGAGGACAACCTTCGGTTTGCTTACGAAGATGAGCGAAGAATCCAGGCAAGAAGGGCCGCTGAAGGCATCAAGAACGGCATAACCGGATCAGGCCGAGGCAACGTAGCTGGTCGAGGTACGGGCAACGAGTTTGCCGAAAGAGTCCTAAATATCGACTACAGCGAGGTTGGTGACTTCCTGGACAGCACTGTTGAGAGCTTGGTGTCCCGCTACAGCTTCAACGTCCATGGTCGAGCTGCAACAGCTAGAGCTCTCCAGCTGAACAGGGATGTATGGGAGCAGTACCGTCTCGACGATGGTTCACCCATCAAGACGTATGAAGACCTGGTGACCCTCCAGACCCAACACTTCGACAAACTGAAGCAGCTGGCAAATGCAACTGGCAACCAGAAGCTGATGAAGGCTGCGGACTCTGGAGCTACCAGGGCTGAGCGCGACATCATCCGACCTTTGGCGGAGATGAATGGTGACGCCAGCTTGTCTCGCAACTCGGTCAACTCCGACAGTGTTCTTGGATACCTGGGCAGAAACGTGTCCAGGGTCAACTTCCTCAACAAGCTCGGATCGGTTGGATGGGCTCAGCTGAACGACATTACTCCGATCACGCTTCACATGCTCAACAACCCGAAAGCTACCAAGAACCTGGTCAACGCTATTGGCTTGATGAAAGAGATGCCCAAGCGTGACCTGGAGTTCCTGGGGCTCTGGGCAGACATGACTTCACGAGCTAGGAAGATCACTGACGCTGACTTTGATGTCCTGGACGAAGGCATTGGCATGGGTGGATTCCGACGAGCTACAGCTGGTGCTGAGTCTTTCTTGCAGGATATGTCGGACTTCTCAGCTAAAGCTTCAGGCATGAATTGGATCACCAACTCAAACAAGAGGCTTGGAACACTGCTTACGTTTGACGAGCTGGGCAGAACATCCAAGAGAATGATCCAAGCTCAGGACCTAATCAATGAGGGACTTGACCCAGCTGCGGCTTTCCGCAAGGCCAAGCTCTCGAAGTTCCGAGCAGCTAAGACCAACCAGGCAGGGTTCAACTACGAAGCTGCCAAGAGATACCACCGATTGGTGTACGAAAACGGATACACCTCCGGCGGTAAGAAAATCAGTGATATGTATTCAGGCCCTGGTGGGTTTGCGAAATACATGAAGGATCAGAAGACAACCTTCCTGCCTGGGTTTGATGACTGGAACCTTGAGATTCAAGCCAATCGTGATCTCCTGGACGTCATCACATCCAGGGTTGACGATGAAGTCAACCGTCACCTGGTTGTAACGCCAGGGCAGTTCGACAAGCCGCTAATCAACTACACAATCATGGGCAAGCTGTTCAACCAGTTCCAGACTTTCACCATGGCTTTTGTGAACCAGCGATCCATCCCGATGGCTCAGATGCCAGCTAGGTATCAGCTCTGGTACCAGATGAGCTACCTGTTCATGGGTGCGTTGACTGACTCCATCACCAACCACCTTTCAGGGCGACGTACGTTTGATGAGTCGATTGAGCAGTGGGGAGAGAACCCCCTGGGCATGACATACAAAGCCTGGTCTTACTCGGGCATGGGTGGACCTATCACGAGATTGACTGGTATCACCGACTACATGGGGGTGCCGATCAGTCCTGGTGTTGCGTTTGGCAACACCGTCGGTGGTGGAGCTACCCAACCCACCTACTCCGGCCAGGCAGAGAAAGCTGTGGTCCAGGCGATGGGACCAACCGGATCTATGGCTGCTGATGTCGTAGAAGTATCCGCTGACGTACTCAAAGGTGAAGCTGACGAATACACGGCCTACAACGCAGCTCGACTGCTGCCCTTCCAAAACAACGCGATACTGCGATTGCTGTACCGCACAACCGGTGCTCCAGTGGTGCCAGAGGCGATCCTAGACGATGAGTGACATGCAACAGCTGGGAGACGCCTTTGACCGGCACCTCCAGGAAGTCCTGGCCAACGGGCGTGAGATAATGAACAAAGACGGCGAGGCCGTCCGCGTCCAGGCTACAGCTGCGGACCTGAACGTAATCCGCCAACGACTCAAAGATTGCGGCATCACCGCGATTCCAACCGAGGAGAACCCCATTGGTTCAATCATCACGGAAATGCAGCAACGCGGGCTGCGACTCGACGTCCCCGACATGCCAGATCACAAGATCGGGTGAGTGTGTGGAGCTGGCCATGGTCAAGTGGATTGACTCCTCTGAGCCCACTCCAAACGCCGAAGTCGAGCTTGAGGATGTCACAGAGCCGCAAATTATCCTCAGCATTGGGTTTATCCTTCATGAGTGTGATGAGTACGTTGCAATAGCCGGAGCTATCAAGCCTGCCAGGTCTGACAAGTACCGGACTACGTTTGACTATTGCATCTCAATCCCGAAAGTGGCCATCCTGGAGATGGCTCACCTGGATACTGAAGATGAATAAGGTCGTATGCGAGTATCCCAATCGGGCGGTAACAACAGTCCGAATGGATGTTCGTAGCGCAAAAGACTGGGAACAATGGTTCCTGCTGAGCTCTGACCGCCATCACGACAACGCCCATACGGACCACGGCCTGGAGCTAAAGCACCTGGAAATGGCCAGGGAGCGTGGAGCTGGCATCATTGACGCTGGCGACCTGTTCTGCGCCATGCAGGGCAAGTGGGATAAGAGGGCTGATAAGACAGCTCTGCGTGATGAGTATCAGAACGGCGATTACCTGGATGCCCTGGTAAATCACGCCGTTGACTTCTACGCCCCCTACGCGGATTTATTCGTGGTCGTGGGCCGTGGAAACCATGAGCAGTCCATCCGCAAAAGGCATGAGACTGACCTGACTGAGCGGTTCTGCCAGGGCTTGACCACCAAGACTGGACACCATGTTCACGCTGGCGGTTATGGGGGTTGGGTCAACTTCTGCATCAAGAGGCATGGTGAGCACAAGCGGTTCCGGCTGAAGTTCTTCCACGGCTCTGGAGGCGGGGGCATGATGAGCCATGGCACCCTGGCTACCAGGCGAATGGCGTCCTGGTTGCCTGACGCCGATATCATTATGACTGGCCACACCCATGACACCTGGCAAGTAACACTGGCCAGGGAGCGGCTGACCGACAGCTGCGAGGTTGTCCAGGACGAGCAGGTCCATGTCAAGACGGGGACCTACAAGGAAGAATATGGCGATGGATACGAAGGATGGCACGTTGAAAGAGGAGCACCACCCAAACCCCTTGGGGCCTGGTGGCTCAGATTCTATTGCTACAAACGCAACGGAAAAGGCACCTCAGAGTGGCGGTTCGATCTCATCCGAGCAGATTGAAGCTTACATCGGGAAGCTGGCGTCTAGCTTTCCGTTCTTCCTGGAACAGCTCTGGCTAGCTGTTGGTCTTCCCAGCCCAGCTGAGCACCAGACCCAGATCGGAGACTGGCTCCAGGATGGCCCCAAGCGTCGTGGAGTTCGAGCTTTTCGTGGAGCTTCCAAGACCTGGGTGACCCTAGCTTTCTGCCTTTGGCGGCTTTTCAAGAACGACAACGAACGGGTTCTCCTGGTCTCCAAGTCCGAACGCCACAGCAAAGACTCTTTGCACATGGCCAGGAAATGGATCGGCCAGGTGCCTTTTCTCCAGCACATGGTTCCGGATCGAACGGCGGGGCAACGCGATTCCGCCCTCCAATTTGACATTCGACAAGCTCCCCCTGATCGGACACCATCGTTTACCGCAGCTTCTATCACTGGCCAGATCACTGGTTCGCGGGCGTCCCTGCTGATTGCAGATGACGTCGAGACCAACCAGACCACACTGACCTTGGAGATGCGGACCAGGTTGCGTGAGGAAGTCAAGGAGTTCGACAACATCCTTATCCCTGGTGGGGACATCGTGATCTTGGGCACGCCTCACCACGAGGAGTCTCTCCTGGACAAGCTCTCTGAGAGCGGATACCGCTTCCAGTCCTGGCCAGCCATGTTGCCCAGGGACCAGGAAGACATCCCCGACCTAGCTGAACCTCTCCAGGAAAGACTGGATTCTGGCAAAGGGAGCCCTGGAGATCCCGTTTGGCCAGACCGGTTTGACCTGGAAGAGCTAGCAGCTCGGGAAGCTTCTGAGGGTCGCAGCACCTTTGCGATGCAGTACCAGATGATTACGAGCTTGGGGGACACTCTCCGCTACCCCTTGAGGCTCAGCGACTGCATTGTCTTCCCAGTCCAACGAGACAAAGCTCCCATCACTATTGCCTGGGGTCAGCACAATGATCGTGGTGGCACCACTCGCCTGGAAGACATCAACAGCCTTGGATTCGGCACTGACGGCTTCTACGCCCCGATCATGTACGACACCAGCTGGGACAAATACTCAGGCACGTTCATGTGGGTTGACCCCTCCGGCAAGGGTGCGGACAAGACCGCATACGCGATTGTCAGCCACATCAACGGCTACCTCTACGTCCACGAGGTCAAAGGCCTGGAAGGCGGGTATGGCCCCCAAGTCCTGGACACCATCTGCTTCAGAGCTAGAGAGAACCGAGTCGGCAAGATTGTGGTCGAAAGCCAGTTCGGTGCGGGCATGTTTGCTTCTCTTCTGGAACCTTCGCTGCAACGGCACTTCGTCGAGCCCAACGAGATAATGGAGTGTCCCGAGGGTTGGGCATGCCACCTGGAAGAACAACGGGTCTCCGGCCAGAAAGAGCTGCGGATCATCGGCGTCCTGGAACCGCTACTCAACTCGCACCGCCTGGTGCTCAAGCCTGAAGTAGCTTTCAACGAGGACCTGCAATATCAGCTGACCAGGGTGACCAGGCAGAAGAACAGCCTCAAGCATGATGACGAGCTAGACGCCCTGGCATCCTGCTGCGGCCTATGGCTCGACGATATGAACATGGACCCCGATGCAGCTGCGGATCGCAAGCGAGAACAGCTCATGGACGAGGAGCTTCGCAAGCACTATGCGTCATTTGGATTTACAAACAACGGCCCCCCTGGATGGATTAAGCGACGGGGTGATATTCGATATGGGAGATAGCTTTGACGTTTGACAACAACACGCAGAAAAACAAGCTTGGTTTTATGTCCAGGCTAGGCACTGGCGGTATGTCAACCACGAAGACCAAAGTCCCTTTCACGCCTGAGCTCGGAGAGCTCAAAACGAAAATTATTGCTTGGTGGGATGCCTCCTGGCACACCTGCCAGGGAGGCGATACCAACGTAACGGAATGGAAAGACAGGTCAGGAAGTGGTCACCACCTGACGGTTCCCACGAATCGCTCTGGAGCTGACCTCAAGATAGGCTCGGATGGGATCAACAACCTGCCAGCTATGTCAACTGATCGGGGTGGGCGAACCGGCGGTTTCTTCTTGAATTCTTCTACTGACCAGGACGCCCTGGACGCAGGAGCGGACGAACAGTTCTTTTGCACGATTGTTCTGCGTGAATCAGGAGCGATCAAGAATTCAGGATCGAGCTATATCATCACGAATGGTTCTACGTTTGGCGGAGGCGGATGGGTCTTCCTTTGGATCGGAAGCTCGGGTGGTGCGGACGTCAACCTTGGGGTCAGCTTCTACAACGGCTCCCTGACCCAATCTATCATTTGGAATTCAGCGGGCTACCCGAACCCAGCTTCGGCAAACTGCATCTTCACGGTGCATGGTGACGGGGATGACGTCCGGCTCAGATGGAATGGTGAGACGCTTCCCCCCACCGGTGGAACCACCCAGGCTGCGCACAGCTCAGCAGAAAAATTCTCATTGGGGTGCCTGGCCCTCCTGGATGGCTCTGGAGCTAACACATTCGAGGGCCGGATGAGCGAGTGTATTTATGGCACTGGGACCTCCGTCAGCGAGCTAAACGACGTCGAAGCCTACCTGGCCAACAAGTATGGGGTGACCTTACACTCAGGACACCAGTACGGATCATCGGGGAGCCTGAATGGTCAGATCCCCAATGCCACTTTGAAACGACCTGTTAGTTCCAGGTCCAGAATGCGGACACGCAGATAGGAAATTGTTATGCCTAAAGGAACCGGATACAAAGCTACTGGCGGTATGCAGAAGAAGAAGAAAGCTGCCAAGAAAGCCCCAGCCAAGAAGTTTGCCAACACCGCCTTTGGCAAGAAGGTTATGAAGAAGGGCAAGTAATGGCTAAGAAGAAAAAAGCCAAAGCCTTGACCAGCCGACAGCAGGAAACCCTTAAGCGTCACTCAGTCCACCACTCGACAAAACACATGGCGATGATGCGATCTGAAATGCGTAAGGGGGTCTCGTTCACAGCTGCCCATAAGAAAGCGCAGAAGAAGGTCGGCAAGTAGTGGCTAAGAAGTCCAGCTCCAAACCAAAGCCAACGAACCCAGCCTTGTGGGCCAGGGCAAAGGCGGCAGCTCGGGCAAAGTTCAAGGTCTACCCCTCTGCTTACGCAAATGGCTGGGCCGTTCAGTGGTACAAGAAACGCGGTGGAGGATATCGCTGATGGCGTACCAGGGCGGATTGCGGAAGTGGTTCGGGCAGAACAAAGGCAAGGGGTGGGTTGATTGCAAAACCGGCAAACCTTGTGGCCGGAAGAAGGGTGAGAAGCGAAAAGGCTACCCAGCTTGCAGACCGACCATGAGCCAATGCACAGCTGCGGCCAAACGTAAAACCGGACCAGGGCGAATCTCCTGGAGAAAGAAGAAGTAATGGCCAAACCAGCTAGAGGCAAAGCACGAGCCAAGGTCGTCAAGAACCCCAAGACAGGCCGATCCAGGAAGGTGAGCTACGGTCAATCCGGCAAAGCCAAAGATGGTGGACCACGAGTCCGACCAGGAACATCCAAAGGTGACAGCTACTGCGCCCGCTCAGCTGGACAGATGCGGAAGAACCCCAAAGCTGCGGCTGACCCCAACAGCCCGCTCCGTCTTTCCAGGAAACGATGGAAATGCTCAGGGAGCAAGTCTCGACGATGACCTGCCCCAGGTGCGAAGAGCTCGCCAAGCAAGAATCCAAACAGCTGGCGAAATGCTCTGAGGACCGTAAGAGGCTGGAGAAGCTCGTCTGGAAGCTCCAGCTGGCTTTGACGGTGCTCGGCACCCTGGCAGGCAAGGAGCTCTTAGACCAGGCTCTAAGCCTCACTGAGAAGATCCCTGGGATTGCCAGCTCTTTCCAGGACAAGCCAGCTACGCCTGGTTCAAGCTTCGCCCTGGCTCCGACCGATACCCCAAGAAGAAGCTACCGCTATGACCCAACCAGAAGCTCAATCCTGGCATACGTTCCTCCCCTTACTCCAGGGTTGGCCATTCCCGAAGAAGTGTCTGATCTGTTTCTTGCTACTTCTCTGATTGACACGCCATCGTTCGTCCCGTCTCCTGGTGTGCTCCCCCTCCTGGGGTTGAGCGTGATCCAGGACCGACGACGCAAGTGAAAAACTTTTCGCAAATGTTCGCCGGACAAATATCCGTCATCCAGTTGACTATGACACTGCGACGACAAAACCCCCTTGGCCCCCGACGCGACGTCCGATAACTGCAACACGCAACGTCCGATAACCAATGACCAGGGGGGGAGGGGGGGTAGGGTCCGATAACTGGCCACCAGCTCGGCGAGCTATGTCTACCGAATACATGTCGGCACCGATGTAGCTCTGCCCTTTTCGTTACTCAACAGATAACGAGGGGGGCAATAGAGAAGGAGCCAACCAGGACGAGACCAGGACGAGTAGCTACCAGGGGGAACAACCAGGTCATGAAAAACTTTTCATAAAAATCCAAAGATTCCTGGTATTTGGGTTGCAGGAATGCAAGGTATCTGTACGATACAGATCCTGAGGGGGGAGGAAAGGACAGGAGGCCCAACGATGACCACTCGACACCAAACCTGGCAACCGCTCCGAGGCCTACGGGTCGAAGCCTACTACAACCTGCACAAGGGCCGCTTCAGCGTCCGAGCCCTGGAGGGACCGGACAAGGGGCGGGTGGTCGGACACCTGGACCGACTCGGCCTGGCCGGAGTCAAGTTCAAGGTCAGCGAGGCTGGCCGACAGCGGGTCCTCCGCGAGAAGCGAAAGAATGTCCACGCCCGAGTCCAGGGAACCCTGGTCAACCCCGACGCCCTGACCAACTGCGAAGATCGCGTCAGCTACAACCCCTACCGAGGCGGCACCTTCTACAACACCGAGACTGGCGAGGACTACCTCAACGCAGACCTGGCCGTCCTGGACGACACCGGCACCAAGCCGGTCATCTACGCCCGCGAGCTCTAACGAGAAAGGAACCGAACGATGCTCAAGATGCCCAACCAAACCGAAGAACGGCACCTCCAGCCGAAAGAGGTAGCGGCCCTCATGCGGAAGCTACTGAAGCACCACTACCCCAGGCAGAAGTTCAGCGTCCGCACCAAGACCTTCGCCGGTGGTGCGAGCGTTGACGTCCACTACCAGGGCGGCCCCAACCGCCACGAGGTCGAACGCCTGGTCAACACGCTCCAATTCGCCCGCTTCGACAGCATGACCGACTATGGCTACGCGGCCAAGCTCTGGGTCAACATGGAGACCGGCGAGGCGGTGACGGCCTACGAGGAGCAGACCCACAGCAACCCGCACGGCCCGACCAACCGCCGCTGCCCTGGCCTGGACTACGAGCTCTGCACCGCTGGCAAGCTCTACGTCGGAGTGGACCGCGAACGGGCCCACGGCGAGACCTGCGCGGTCTGCGGTGAAGGCATGACCAACCACTACTGCACCTGCGAAAACAAGACCTGCGAACGGGTGGTCCGAGAGTTCGCCAACGGCCCGACCCACTGGGTGGACCAGCTGCGACGACCCGAGGCAGAGCT